CGACTTGGCTCTTACTGTAGAGCAACCTGCAGGTACTCCCTTAGATATATCAAACCATAAATCTCCTTCATTGACTCCAGTTGTAGGTTCTGTACCCTGTTGAAATAAATTCTCTGATAATTCTGTAATAGCATCCTGCACTGTCTGAGAAACCATAGTCCCCTGTGGTGCATAAGTAACATATTGAGCTAACTGACTAAAGGATAATTCAGAGGAAGTAACTACTGTAACCTGCTCTGTAATAGCTGTGACTACTCCCCCAGTAGTCTCAACAGTTACATCAATAACAGGTGATACAGTTACTGTAAGGTTAACATCTATCATTTTGTTACCCCTTCTCTGACGTCAGCACGGCCCTCCAAAAGTCGCATTATCACCCCTGTGCTATTTTCCTCTAATTCTATATCATATACATTCATACCAGAAATCATAGTATCTGTATCTGCAGGAAGTATAGTAACTACAAACTTTCCATCTGTACCTCCTCCTGGCTTAGTAGCAACAAAGGTTGCATTAATAGTGGGCTCGTACAAGTCTCTACGAACTTGCCCCCTAATAGTATGATTTGATATATCTAAGGGAGTACCTGCAGGTTGCTCTACAGTAAGAGCCAAGTCGAAAGATGCTCCCTTTTCAATAATAATATTATGTGTTCCTGCTGGCATTATTTATTCTCCAATTTTTTGTTTAAATCTTTTACTGCTTCAATTAAAACAGCAATAAGCCTAGTGTATTGTACCCCATTAGCCTCTCCATCTTCATTGTATGTAACTGCATCTGGTAATACTGTAGCAACTTCTTGGGCTATTAAACCGATAGAAGACTTATCATTTGACTTCCATCTATATGTAGATCCTTTTAATTTATTTATAGAATCTAAAGCGTTCTCTATAGGATTAATATCGTACTTTAAAGCAATATCTGAACTTTCCGTAAGAGTACCTGTAATAGTTAAATCTCCTGTTATTGTACCCCCTGCGGTAGGTAGATAAGGATGGGTATGTGCTGCTGAAAAGTAGGCAGCACTGTTACCATCTAACATATCTGCATTTAAGTTGGTATTAACTGCTCCGTTAGATATCGGAATATTACCATTAGCATTACCAACAGTTTTACTATCTACCATGTCTGCATTTAAATTGACGTTCAGGGTACCATTAGAAACAGGTATATTCCCAGTATCATTACCAGAAGTCAACCCATCTAGCATATCTGCATTTAGATTGACATTTTTAATGCCGTTAGATATAGGAATATCACCACTAGCGTTACTAGCATTATTACCATCTAACATATCTGCGTTTAAGTTTACACATACGGTACTATTAGAAATAGGAATATTACCGTTCGCATTACCAGCAGTTTTACTATCTAATAGGTCCGAATTTAAGTTTACATTCAAGGTACCGTTAGATATAGGAATTGCACCTGAAACATTTCCCGCATGAAATCCGTCCAATAAGTCTGCACTTAATTGTAACTGTGTATTATTATTACACAGAGGAATCGTATTAGCTCCACCAGTAGTAGAGGGTGCGAATGTTTTAAGTGTAGTTACATTAATATCATACTCAGAAACTAAAGCCTCCCATAATGTACCATTCCAAGTTAGCCACTTAGTTCCGTCAAATCTAATAGTACCTACTACTGTAGTTCCTGAACCTGTGAAGGTATTAGTACCATATACTCTAAACTGTCTAGCGGCATCAGAATCCCTATTTTTTACTTCATCTACAAAATCTGTGTATAAACTAGATAGTGTTGGATTATCCCAATTTGCCATTTTTTATTACTCCTTTATTAGTCTCTAACGCCAGTAACTGACCAGGTAAAATTACCATCGGTTCTACTACCTGTTGTTATATCATATATATAAACTGTAAAACTCTCTGGGTTAGCTTCATCTACAAAATCATAGATGGCGGTCTTGCCTGCTGTTCCACTGTAGTTTACAGTAATTTCATTAAGATCCACATATTTATATAGTGTACCATTAGTTGGGTCTGTGCTATCTACGTACACTTTTACTCCAGTATCTTTTTCTAAAGTAGTGATAGTATGAGAGCCAGATTCTGTTTGTTCTGACATTGATAATAAAAACTTAACATTATCTATTTCAACTATATCATTTGTCGGAACTGATGTAAATTTAGTATAAATTTTAACATATCTAAAGTCGGAAGCACTTGAGGTACTAGAAGCTGCTCCTGAGTAGTTCCAGCCAGTAACATCATTCAATGCTTGGTTATAAATAGCTAAACTATTAGTCCAATAAATATGATTTTCTTTAGTAACTGTAGTAGTGGTATTATCTCTATAGTTTGCCGCAATTGTTACTGTAATATTAGAAGAAGATAACTCAACTCCAATATCCCAAGAATGGTAATATTCACATTCATCAGTACCAGCTTTAGCTACAATATAATATTGGTATCCTGCAGATACTTGATCCGCAGGACTATTCCAACTTCTAGTAGTGAAATGTTGTTCCCAAGTCTCGGTGTTATTTATTGGTCCAAATGCTGGGAAACTATCTCCTTTGTAGATATCAGTAACTTGAATTTTATCTTCTACTACCCAACTGCCACCACCAGCTATACAGTCTGTAGAATTAGTTGCCACTGCTCCAGAACAGTATGCCTCATTTACTGGCTTGTCAGGGTCTAAAGAACTATTTATTTGTTGATGTAGTACAAAGTTTGCGGGTTCATTAACATTAGAAGTTGAAGTTAATGGAGTACTTTCATTACCTGCTGAGTCAATAGAAACAATAAAATACTTATATGTGCCACCAATTGACTCAAAACGAGTAACGAAAGTAGCAGGTCCCAGTAAGTCTTGTTCTATTGTATCTATTAGAGTACAAGTTGTGACATCTCTATCACATCTTGAGATTCTATAATTTACTATAGGCATCTGCCTAGTAGTTAAACTAGGGTCAGACCAATCTAACTTAACATAGTTATCAATGACTTCTACAGATAATCCACTAGGGGCCGAAGGTTGGTCTATTGTAACATCAACAAATCCTTTATCTCCGTAGTTTCCTGCAGTATCTATAGGTGCAACCCAGAATGTTCTAGTAGCCTCTCCAGTAAATGGGCCCCAACTACAACGTACTGATTTAGTAGTTCCGGATTTCAATTCTGGGGAGAATGACGCATCTGTTGCTAAAACTCCAGACAGGTTCCGTCCATTACTCCACGTATCCCCATATCGTATTTCATATGTATCAATAGGTAAAGTAACCGCAGAAGTAGAGGTCCAGGATAAAAGAACGTTTTCAGTATTATAAGTATTTGTTACTGTAGGTTTACCAGGTTTTATTACGTCTATAGGTATACTGACTGGGGTACCTTCATTTCCTGCTGAATCTACAGAAGTAACCCAAAAAGTCCTAGGAGTAGTTGGTCCCCAGGTAACTTTAGTTGTCCAATCTGTAACTTTACTAATTGCAATATCTGTAGAACTAGCCCAAACATCTCCATATCTCAGTACATAATCTACAATAGGTAAATCTGAAGAAGGAGTAGTCCAATTAAGAACTACATTAGCGCCTGTTATACTAGAGGTAAGAATAGTTGGATTTGGTCTAGCTATCACACATGTAAAACTACTAGGTACCCCGTAATTATCAGAATAGTCCTTAGCAGCAATCCAAAAAGTTTTAGAGTCTACACCTACTGATCCATATATACCTGGACCCCAAGTAACTGGGTAAGTTATAGACGGAGTAGTAACTACCTTAGGATCAATACCTGCAGCCCAACTCGCTCCTTCTCTAACTTCATACTCTTTAATACCTTGAGGGGCTGTACCTGGAGCAGTCCAAGTAATATTCACATCCCCTATATTAAATACGTGAATTATAGAACTAACTGAACTAGGTTCAGATACTACATAACTTATAGGAGTAGCATCTACAGAGTAATTACCCGTAGTGTCAATCGCTTTAAGTAAATAAGTATGATTACCTGTACCAACAGCTCCTACTTGATGATGAATAGAGGTAATATTAGTGGCAACTACTGTTGCTGTACCCCATACTAATCCCTTGCGGACTTCATAATAAGCCCAGTCTATATCTGGATTAGACTTCCAATGTATTGTCAGTCCTTTAGCTACTCCCCAAGTAGTAGATAACCCACCTACATTCATTGGAGGTAACGTCTTACCATATAATACTTTAGAGGCTGTAGTCCAAAGAGACTTTTTATTGTTTACTAAACTTACAGTTTTGACTCTTACTTCATATTCTAATCCTGCAGCAAGCCAAGTATGTCCTGCTGTAGTACAATCTGTACTAGTTCCATAAGATGTCCACGAGTGGCCTGCTGCAACACAGGTTGTCTGGCTTGTAAGTGTAGGATCTGCAAAACAGTCTCCACTGTCACATCTAGCTGGTAAAGAGTAAGTATTATCAATAGTAATATTACTCTCAGTATTATGCTCTATTGTATTCCAGGTTTCCCCTTTTATTCTCCATTGTACCTCATAATGACTTAAATAGTCATAAGAAGATCTTAGCCAATTATAAGTAGCAGCCTCACAAGAGGCTTTATCAGTATAGGTATTATCTTCTAAACAAAAGTAATTTTGTCCAGGAGCTACCCAACTAACATGCATCCTATTTCTAATGGTGTTTACATTGCTATATAATTCTTCGGTTATATTAATATCAGTTATAGATGGTGGAGCAGTTCCCCAAGGCATCCTTTCACTTATACTTGTTACCTCTATTTCATCACCAAGTTCTATAGCATTAAACTTAGATTCATTATATTCTAGTCCAGTAACAGTAAACTTATTCAGGTCATCTTCTGTAATAGCTACTACTCTATATAATTGAGACTCTACTTGCCCTATTCTTTCCAAAGTCCACACTTGCATAGGTAATGGGTCAAAGTCTAAGTCCGATTCTAAATGTATAATATTGGTAGAATATGTAGAGGCACCTGGATCAATAGTAACATCTTTAGTTACTATATAAGATGCTTCATCCCAATTTTTACCTGCTCCCATACAAGCAACTTTAGAAGTATATGATGCATTAGTACTTCCATCTTGGTTAGTACACCTATCATCTGGCTTTATGATACTGAAATTCATATCATCTGCGCCGTTTAGTTCTACTGGGGCATCTAAACAAATAGTACCTTTATCAGTAACAGTCCATGTTCTGGCGTCCCACTCCCAATAATCTCCTGTAGTGTGTCCTATTACATTTTGAAATTCATATTTAATACCATAGTTATAAGACTGCTCTCCTAGCTCCATGCGTATGTTAACTCCGGAAGCAAAGTCTAATGAACCATTAATAAATATATTGAAAGTATCGTGCATGGAAGAAGTAAGAAAAGTAGCCCCAAATTCCAGGTCTATCCCCGTACCGTGGGCGTTTTCAATATATGTAAGCCCAAGTCCTGCAGCAGCAGTTAAAACAGCAGAAAAATCTTTTGCTGTTTTATACTCCCATATATCTCCCTCATATAATACTGGAGATTCAAATATTAAATTTGTCTCACGCACTACTGCTGTAGAGGAGTCTTTATTTTTAAACCTATAAGTATCCCCATCATACGAACTTAAGGTAATCCATTCCTCAGCACTTCCTGCACAAGTAAAATTAACTGCGTCCCAACTTCCAGAGTTATTTGTACAACATAACTCAGGTGTAGATGAAGACCCATCACTACAACTCTCATATTCTTCTGTTAAAGCTTCATCTCTAAACCATGAAGTATTAGTAACAAATATATTATGAGTTTTTGGTACGTGAGGAGTTAAATATACTACAAATCTGTACACATCAGCAGGATCTCCAGTATAGCTACCTGTACGAATAAAATCGTTTAATCCTGTTCCTGTATAAGTAGTACCTAATTCACAATCAGTTTGAGAAGTATAACTAGTATCAGAGCATACATTAGGCAAAATACGCCCACCATAGCGAACACCTGCTCTATGCTTATCAGACACCTTCATTAAATCACCTGGTCGTATTGGAGCACCTTCAAATCCAGTAGCAAAACTAATACCTTCAGTTTCTAATCGTTCAGTATATAGAATCCATTTACCTACCCTCTGCGCTTGTCCTCTAGAAGTACACCCAAAAGCTATAACGCTTTTTTCTACCATTCCGTATCTTTGTATGCCTTCTCTATCCTCTACGTACTCTACAGTCTGTTTATACCCATTAGCTGGGTCATTCCAAGTAACTAATACTACATTGTGTCTAGCTTTTTTGGAAGAGCCTGTATATGTGAAGTCTCCTCCAAGCACATTAGACTCAGTAAAATGAAATACTGGTAATTTAGGAGCATCTTGAATTGCAGATACTAATCCTTGGTCCCAATAAACTAGCCCTCTAAATATAGAAGCTAAGTCATTTAAAACCTTATAAGCTTCATTTGCCCCTTGTAGGTATAAGTTACAAGCAAAACGTGGTTCTACCTTTGTAGTAGTCCCATCCATAAATCCAGAGGGTACTCCTACGTACTTACCATTATCATCTACTGCGTCACAATATCTAGCAATTTGGTATAGTGCCCATTTATCAATATTATAATCATCTAAATATTGTCCAAGGCCGTATCTATCATTAGTAAGAAGATCGTAATAGACCCAGGCAGGATTACATGTCCACTTTACGTCAAAAGTACCATCCCAGATACTAGAATACAGGAAATCTCCAACTTGAGTTGAATTTGGGTCATAGGGAGTATAGTTCGAAGGAACTTTTACTTTCACCCCCTTAATTTCATAACCTCGTCTTGGTACGTGGCCAAATTGTTTAGCATCTAGTCTTATACCCATTAAAGCACTATTAGGATAAGAAAATTTGTTATCTATAATCTCGGTATGAGTGTGCCAAAATATATCGTTTCTTATAACTTGAGAATCTGAGTCCTCTGTTAATCTTTTAATTCTTATAGCAACTTGAGAAAATCCAGCAGTTTTCCAACTAGCAGGTATATCAAATCTATGGCTCCAGTCATATCTTGCAGTAGTTTTTCCTTCTTTAGTAAAAGTACCTTGAGTTACCCAACTACCACTATTATCTACTTGAAAAGATATCTCATATTCAACTTTAGTTCCGTGGATATCTCCTGTATCTTCTTGATGACTAAAAGTATTGGTGTACAGAGATACACGTATAGCATCCATATTACTATTAGTAAGAGTACGTATAACTCCTCCAGGAGTAGCCCCGCTATTTTCTATTTTAATACCAACTGCTTTTTGAGTACCCACAGATTCAAATCCGGGAATATACGCCTGTCCTTGGGCTCCTTGTCTCGCATCCCAAACAACATCCTCAAAGTTATAGTTACCTGCAGAGTCTTGTAGAGGAGTATCATCAAAGAATATAGACTTAGCCCCATCAACTAAGCCTTCAATTTCTCCCTCGGATACTAAATCTATTACTTGAGCAGATCCAGTAGAGTGTAGAGTGTTAGGATCCTCAGTAGGAGCAGAGCCACCACCTCCGCCTTTACCACCTCCAGCTCCTCTAATAGGTTTCTTTATATATTCCATTAATCTTTATCCTGTGCTACTATATACGCATTAATTACTGACCCACCTACTCTTACAAGCCCGTAGGCTATTGGTATTGGGACACCTTGTCTTTGTGTGTTTACTGGCCCATCAAAGAAGTAATTCTCTGGAGCCTCTACAGCTGCTTTGGGGTCTGGAGCCAAGTATTCAGCAATGCCTGAAAATACCATTGACATTCCAAAATTTATCAGCAGTTTACCTGCTATTTGTGTAGCAGTCATATTAGCAATACCACCTGATACGTCGGTCATACCACCCATCTGAACACCCGCATATATCATAACAGCTCCAAGAATTATTTTAGTTGCCTTACTTTTAGATCCTAATATAGCCGGTATTATTTTTATTTTTTCACTGCCTACAGGATTATGTAGTTCATCTAATCCTCTATCTATTTCATCTACTAGTACTCGATACCCAATACTTCTATCTTCAGAAGTAACTACAAAATCCTTAAATCCAGGTAAAACAGCACATAAAGCACGAACTGCTTCTGCTGCACTATGAACCTCTAAAGAGAAACTTTTGCCAAACTTCTCTCTTAATTCTCCATATAGTACAACTTCACTCATTGGTCTTCCTCTGCCCTTATTTGTGCATTAATTACTGCTCCACCTACCATTAGTTGCCCGTAAGCAATAGGAACGGGTGCTCCTTGCCTTGTTGTATTTACTGGGCCATCAAAAAAATAGTTCTTAGATTTTGCTACGCTAGTAGGACTACCAGGGTCTCCAGCTAAAATTTGTGCAATACCGCCCGTTACCATTGAAGTACCAATATTAAATGCAACAGCTGCAGCATATTGAGCACCAGTTGCAGTACCTGCCATTAATTCACCCATAGAAGCCATACCTCCAGGTACCATAACTGCTACATATATTAATACAATTCCTATTATAATAGTAGCCCATTTAGACTTTGCTCCAGATACTACTGGTATTATCTTTAAAACTTTCCTTTTATCAAAAGTTTTAAGCATAATATCATCTATAGCCAATTCTTGTTTATCATATACTAGGACATATTGGTTACCTTCTATACTAAGAGTATCTTGAAATGTCTTAAAGTTAGCTATTAAGGCAGATATAACTTCTCTAGCAGAATTTACATCGAAAGTAAATTCTGCACCATACTTATCTTTTAGTTCTCCGTATAGTTTAACATCCGTTAACATAGTGATTCATGCCTTAAGTGGTGTACTGTATGTTTTTGCCAATATCCACCATACATTTCTTTTGTAGATAATTTACCTAGTACATGGTGGATAATAATACCTCCTCCCATATATACTGCAGCGTGATTGGCAACCCTAGAAGCTAGTTTAATAAGAAATACATCATACTTCTTAGGCTTCGTATCAATTAATTTTACGAATCCTTGAGATTCGAAGTTCTCTATATAATAATCTTTATCCTCTTCCCACCAGTTATACTCTGGGTATCTACCACTTTTATCAATACATTGAAAATCTATATTAAGCTCTCTTTTATAAATATCCCTCCATAAGGTGCAACAATCTAGTATACCGTAGTAGAACGGTCTACCTAATAAATCGACACTATATCCTTTTGGAGCGAACCTATAAAACTTATTACCTGGCCAACTGAGTATAATCCAAGGTATCTTGGTTTCCTCACAAGCTACTAAATCTCCTTCGCTAGGCTTCTCAGTCCAATCTGGATGAGAATGAAATACTGCTTTAATTTTACCTAAGTCCTCTGCATCCGCATAGTCTATAGGATCAATTATAAATTCTTCGTTAGTACGGTCTGCTATATTCTTACAAGGAATATACCTATCAGTACCATTAACTTCTACTACTAACCCACATGCCTCACTAGGATATTCAATCTTAGTGTGCTTTCTCATCTCTTCTTCCATTTTAAAATCCTAAATTAGACCCAGGGAACCCTCCATAAGGTAACTCGTTACTCTCTCCAAACCGCAGTTCACAACTCTTAACTCTTTTACCACAGTGGTCATCTGCTTCATTAACTACTGCAATATCATCAATATTATATCTTTTAGTAGAATCATCTACCCAAGTGCAACCTTGTCCACTTTTATACTTCCAAGTACATGTATTAGAAATCATTGGCCTACGAGGTAGCTTAGTACCATGCACATCAAATGCAGTAGACAACTCAAATTCTATCATTACTCTGTTTTCTGTCTTTTTTCTATCTATGTAGAATATATCATCAGGAAAATGAGCATTTACATCCATGCTAGTATTATTGTACCAAATTCCACTAGAAATAGGTATACAGCCTAAAAAGCTAGTAATGCCCTCTACAGGAGTTAAGTTAATGGCATCAAAACAAACAGAATCTAAGTATTTTGCGAAAGTTCTTTTTCTAGTTAATTTTGCCCATACTAAATCTTCATGGTCTAGTATAAGTGTTGTCAGTACTCCAGTTAAATTAGCTACTTTTAAAGAAGGGGTAGGTAATGCCCCTTTTCCACTAAATTCAAATCCTGATACTTCTATAGGGTAAGGATAATAGATTTTACCTTGCCACATTATTTCTTGACTTTTGTATGTGCCATAATTTGCAGTACCTGCATGAAAACGTAATACTTCAACACCGCTAACAGGGGTTACCCAATTAGGTATAGTTGTAAGATCAAGCTCAAAAAGCTCTATTATAACTCCGGGTTCTAACCCATATATGGCCTCTACAATGGCCTTATACCCGCTACTCACTCAAATACTCTAACGAATGTGGCAGTTACTGTTATAGCACCATGAGCAACATACTGCTCATCCCATTTCTCACAGTATACTGAAATTGCCACTGTTTTGTATGGGGGAGTCCAAGTAAACTTTTCAAAACCTTTTCTGGCTTCTAAGAAATCTATAATAGTTTGAGCTTCAGCTGAAGTTCTATTTGGGAAAGATAGAGCAAAAGCGCTAGTAAAATTATTAATACCTTCTACAGACCTTTGCATATACCCATCACCATATCTAGCTTTTAAGGTATTAGACTTAACCTGTTCTTTAAATCCTTTAGCAGGATTAATACCTACTACTGTATTAAAATCATATGCCATAATTAATACTCACTTAAAATTCCACCAGGTCTTTGCTCATCAATTAGCTGTTCCTGGATCTTCTGTCCAATCATTAAACCAAGCGCTTTAGACTGTTCTTGAGTTAACTCATTACCTGAGTCAGAATCAACATCTATAGAAGCACCACCATTCGTTACATTAACATTTACACTGACATTATTGCTAACTTCAGTTTTACCCATTGACCCTTGAGGGATAGGCTTAATAGCTGCCATATCTGGTCCAGGAGTCATAGTATCACTAATTCCACCTGCAGCATACTTAGTATACTCTGGGAACCCGCCTCTAGCAAATCTAGCGAATCCACCTTTAGCTAACTCATCAGCATTGATGGCTTCTATTATAGGTCTGTATCGTGCTGTAGAAGATGCATTAATAACATATTCACCATTAGATAGCCAAGCAGGAATTGCATCTGCTGTTGGACCACCTGCACCGTGTATCGCACCGCCATTAGAGAATCTTGCGTATCCTTGCTTAGCTGCTCCGCCTGCTGCAAATTCTGCGTACCCACCTTTAGCTAAAGCTGTGGTGGTGAAACCACTGAATAAACTTGATAACCAGTCACCGCTACCACTAAACAGATCCATAAGCCAGCTTCCACCAGTTTTTAGCATACCCATAAGTCCGCCGTCTCCTCCCTCACCATTAAATATACTTCCTATACCGTCAAATAACTTAGTACCAAAATTGGATATACTCTGCCATATTCCTCCGGTACCAGTAGTTTCTTTATCAAATGTATCAGATACAGACTTCTTTACACTAGTGCCAAAATCATCTACAACCTTACTAGATTCAGATTTTCCGTCTCCGGCTAAAGAAGAGAATAAATCCCTTCCTAAACTATCTATATAGTCTACTGCCATTGCTGTTGCTGAGTTCATAAAGGCTACACTGACACTAGTTGCAAACGTTGAAAGCATACTCTTAACGTCAAACTTACCCGTTTTAAATAAACTTCCTAGTTCCATCTCAAAAGAAGCACCAAAGCTTTGTACTAAAGCTTGAGCACTTATACCTGTTGAGCCCTCAAATGATTTAACAGCGTCAGAGTCATTGAATAACTTCCAGTTCTTCTGCTCTTCATTTAATTCACCTTTCTGGAAGTTAAATGAATTTTCAAAGTACTCAAGTTGCTTTTTAAGGGTCTCAGCTTGTTCTTCAGTCATCTTACTAATCTTTGTCAAAAGATCTTCTTGTACTACACTCTTTGTTTTAACGGTTGCAAGTTTGTGCTGAGCATATTCTCTCAGACCTGTGGTAGGATTGACACTTCCAGATCCTCCCAAACCTCTTAGTACACTAGACTCAAAAGGATTAACATGAGCTAATTCTGTATCTCCATTACGACCTTTACCAGAAAGAGTTTCAAACATTCTTTCCATATCATAGTCTGCCTTCTTAGGAATGGAAGCATCAGTTAGAGCCTCCCACATTTCTTGAGTATAGTATTCTTTTAACCACTCAGGAACCAGATCTTTAATGCTTGTTCCCATAGGGGATACTGCCATTCTTTCTCTAGTACGTGCAATAAGTTCCCTACCTATCTGGTCTTCACGGTAAGTAAACGCATGGTTCATTTTTCTATCTTCTTTAGTTCCACCTTTATCATTTTTATCTGTTGCTAAATGCTTGAACCAAGATATATCTATTTTATCCCCAAATACCTCTTTCCAGCCAAGTTGGGCCGAAGGGAGAAAATGACCAGTTTCATGCGCCATAGTACGCACCATATCACCTTCTATACTTGAAAAATATGTAGCTATCTTAGCCCAGTTACCATCTTCATCCCAACCCTGTTCTGCAACTCCACGGATATTACCCCCTGCCAGTCGCCCTCTTAGTGCGAATATAGGGTCTTGTCCTGGATTTCCTAGAAAGAAGAAAGGAGCTTTATTAGCCATAGCATCTGGATCTAGCCCTTCGAAAGATAGCTTAAGTCTATCATTAAGATCATTCTTACCTCTAGATTTAGAAGAGAAACCATATTTATGTAACCCCATTGGATCTTTAGGTACGACATCGTCCTCCCACCCCATAATATTCCAATCCATGCCTCTAACGAATCTTTCCGCGTTACCTACTGGACCTCCATTGGCAAATGATCCATGGCTGTGTATCGATTTCCACATATCCAATCTAGCAGCCGACCGTCTCTGAGCCATATCCCATGGTTGAAGTCCTGGTACAAATACGCCGTTCCTAGAGTCTACTTGTTGTCTGAGGGTTTTGTACTCTTCCCTAGTCATATTCCCTCTATGGGCGATAGTAATTCTACCGTTTGGTAATGGGGGAATACCTGAAGACCTTCCACCCCCACCACTCGGCATTATACCACGTCCAACGCCACCTGGCATTAATCGTTCACCGAATGGTCCCCAACCAGGTGTTATATTAATAGCATTCGCTTGTTTACCAAGGAAGAAGTCAGATATTAGTCCGCCACCTGCAAATCCTTGCATAACACTTCTAGGCTCATCCACGAATGGGTTACCTACTAGTATGTTTATAAGCTCAGCTATGCCAAGTCCTCCCGCAAGAGGTAAACCAACTAAAGATCCAGCTGCTTTTTTAGCAAATCCTTTAGTCCAAATTCTCCTTTCCTGCGCTAAACCTTTGGCAAACTGTACTCCTTTGGCACTTTTTGCTACAATACCTTGATGTGATACAGGGTTTGGAACCATAAGGGACTTACCTCTATATGGGTCCTTTCCTGCCATTAGCTTATCGTATATTATTAGTGCTGCTTTCTTTTCGTCAGATACACTTTTAAACCCTTTGGCATATTTAGCGGTCCCATCAGGTTTTTTGTCATATTGATTTAGTATTGATACTGGCTTATTTCTATTAGTGGCAGTACCGACTTCATGCATATTAAGGTTTGGAGGAGTACCCGCGTAAGGGTTGCCTGTACTGAAAGGCCCAAATCTATGAGCTCCTGCACTTCCACCTTTCCACTTCATACCCTCTTGCCAATTACCGTATGGCTTCCCTACATTACGAACTCTTTGTCCTTCTTTGTTTACCCACCAACTTGCCCCTTTAAAAGTTTTAAAGTTTGGACCAGCTTTGTGCATCTTTCCACTAGTATTTCGCATAACGTCATCATTCTTTATGACATTATTTATATTCATTTTATCTGCTAGTCTTTGAACAGCATCATTTACGTTTGTTTTTTGAAGAGATTTCATCCAATCAAATGAACCACCATCTGCAAATTTAGCAATGCCTCCCTCTGCAAATTTAGCATATTTACTCTTATCTGATCTTCCACCAGCAGCTAGATTCAGAGTATCGTCATTGATGGATTTTACTAATGGTCCATACTTTTTAGTAGAGGCTGCATTAATAACATACTCTCCATTAGATAACCAGGCAGGGATCTTATCCTCTTTAGGGCCCCCTGGGCCTGAAATACGACCACCTGCTGCAAATTTATTATGAGGTAGGTCGCCTGCTTTAGGAGAGAACCACTCACTTGGAGAGAACCACTCACTTGGAGTAGTGATTGTGTCATAAGTCTTAGACGCACTAGTAAACTCAGTATTAATAGTGTCTAGTGTAATATTTAATTTATCTAATGTAGGAGACATCTCTGTAGAGATGAAACTCATGAATTCTCCCATAGGGATTCCTAATTCGAATTCTATAACAGATACTAAATCGAATACTAATTCTCTAGATAAATCATCAATTGCGCGAACAGAGTAGCCTACCTGGTCTTTTAATAAGGTACTTATAGTAAGCACATGCCCGGCTACTTCTCTCAATACTCTAGTTACTTGAGGGTCTACAGCATCAAAAATACCTCCACCTAAATAACTATCTGGTCTGGTTCCTTCATAGAATCCAGGTATCTTACCACCTTCATTAATAATATTTAAGAAAGCTCTATTTCTTTGAGCGGCGTCTGCATTAACAACAAACTCTCCATTAGATAGCCATGCGGCTACTGAATCATCTGTAGGGCCGCCTAATCCTGACACATGCCCACCATGTGCATAAAATTCTGCGCCTCTATTGTTATCATCTCTGTCTTGCCAAGTAGGATTATGGTTAAGATCAGATGCACTAGGCAGAGCGTTATACTTGGGCTTTTCTAAGGGTATAGATGGTATAACGACTGTTGGTGCCAGTAACTTCTCTGTATAATTATCTACAGCTGCTTTGTAATTATCGAATTGTGCTGCGAATCTATCGAACCTATCTAAAATATATGCTATCTTATCTGGGGATACCTGTCCAGACATCTTATCCGCCATCATTGCTCTAGTATTAGCAAGCATACCCGAATTTACTATATTAGGGTCATTGTATTGACCCATTTCACTAGTCAACATACTATGGGCCACAGTCTTCATAGGATTGAAGCCCATAAAGCCACTACCCATTTCTTCGTTTACAGCACCATGTAAGAATTGTTTAAGTTCTGCAAGGTTATTATTGTACCGTTCATGTTCCCTAAATTTAGTGTCTTCAGCACTTAGGTTGCTTAACTTATCTGTATAATTAGTTATTACTTCTGTAGCTGTTTTCCCTTTATTACCCAAGCTTATAACTCTATCCATTGAGTAACCTAGAGACTCTATGAATCGCTCTATATTAGCCTGAGCCTCCATCTGTTCTTGGTCGAATTCAGCTTGGAACATCGCAAGATCTAAATATTCTTCTTCCGCTGCTCTAGCTGCTGATACTTTCGCTGCTTTATCAGCTGCTACTGCTGCAGCACGCGCCTCATTTGACATAAGATTGTTTGTTGGCTCACCTAACCAGCTTGGAGTAGTATTTAGACGGTGCTCCATCGCATCCCACTGAGCATTGAAATTATCTTGTGCTTTAAAAATTGATTCTGCTTGTACATCTAGAGCTACTGCTAAGGCGCGATCCTCATTTGACATAAGGTTGTCTGCAACACCTAACCAGCTTGGAGTATTATCTAGAGATTTATTTAATCTCATAGTATCCATAATATCAACTAGCTTTTCTAAAGTATCAGCAATTCTATCGCCTGTAGTTTCGGCCGCTAATATAGCATTTGTTAAAAATTCAGACTTAGTTGTTGGCACGAATTGGTCAAATACTTTCTTATTCTTATTTTTTGCGTAAAAATCCTCTACACCATTAATAGTAGTGCCTGTCTGATTAGATATGTCAACCCTTCTATCTCTGATAGCTTTTAGAGTCGCAGAAATATCTAATAAATAGTTATTTCCAATGTCTTGTTTCTTTAGTGCTTGTACTGCTTTTTCTTCTGGAGTAATGTAAGTAGAGCCTAACATTAACTTGGCTGAAGCCACTTTCATTTTCTCAGCTGCAGAGTCTATAAGTGTATCTCCAGCAGCTCGCCATTGCTTAGCCGCAAAATTTTCAAATCCGCCCGCACCGAAGGCTCCTTCGCCTTCCTTAATATTTTCTGCCATCATATCTACAGCAGTATTAATAGACCCTATCATTACATTGGCAGCTGAATCGATAGCACTAGGCATAGCCTCTTGCATTTCTTTAATTCTATAGTATAGCTCATCATCTAAAGATGCTTCGCCTATTCTCTTTTTTGCTTCGTGAGCAGCTTTTAGCCCCTCTACGTATTCCTCTAAAACTTCTACCTTTTCTTTCTCCATCTCTAGGATTTCAGAATCAATATCTCTAATTAGATTCTGTCTTTCCCAAGATGTTAATTCTAGATTTTCTAGTTTATCTCTAATTTTTAGTACATTATGTTCATGCTGTAAAGCCTTAATATCAAACTTCTTCTTAATATTAGATAATCTATTTTCTCTAGCTTTAATATTATTAACATGAAGACTACTAGTAAGTTTAGCATTATTTAGTTCTTCTTGAGCAACTAAGTGCCTATTTATACTCTCAAGAGAAGAAGATTCTTTAAGGGTATTTAGTGCTGCTAATGCCTGTAGACTTATAAGTTCCTCTCTAGTAGTTAGCATGAAAGCCATATGAGCTTTCTCTAATTTATACCATTTAGTTAAGTCTGTAGTACTACCCACAGCATTCTGTAGAGCAAGTGTATGCCTCTCAGTTAGCTCAGTAGTTGCCCTCATAGAATCAAGTCTTTCTTTTGCAAGGTCTGATTCCCTAGCACTAATAATTGCTAGAGATTCGGTAGTACTAGCATTGGCATCATGCACACCTGATAGTTCTTTTTGTATATCTAATAGAGCACTAGCTCTATCTACCATTTTATTGTATAGGTCTAATTTATGATCTAAGTAAGAAGAATCCCTCTCTATCTTTGCAATTTTAACAATATTAGTAAGTCGCTCCCCTACTATCTTATTAGCAGATGTGTAAGCTTCAAGTAACTTTACTTTATCAGCTTCAGGAGATTTCAAATCTTTCTGATACTTAGTATGTATATCTAACCAGTCCTTAATTGCAGAATTAATGGATGTTTGTTTAGTAGACACAAAGTTTAGATGTGCTACTTGAGACTTATTTATGCTACCTATAGACTCTAGCGCCGTTACCATATCAGTAATCAGCCCAAGATTCTTTTCGTATATGCTATACTGATACTTAATTTCTGTAGTAATACCTTGATGTATTATTTGAGCTTCAGATAACCTATTAAGCTCTAAGTCTGCGATTTTCTTTTGTTCTTGAGCAATAGCTTCTTGATTTTCTTTTGTACGTTTACTCAATCTTAGAGTTTTAATTGTTAGACGGAACTGAGCTTGCTTACTATCTAGTATTTTACTTTCTATATTTAAAGATTTGATTAAATCTGTAGATGTTCCAGTACCCTTTAACCTTGTCATAGCAGAAGCCATGAGATCTATTTCACCCTGTAAGTATCTAAATTGTCTTTGGGCATTTTTTACAAAGTCATCATAAAGTACAATAGCCTCTCTAATTGTATCCTTTGCTTCCGTAAATGATAGTTTACTATCTACAGTTTCATGTATTCTTGATAGGAACCCTTCTTTTTCATCTTTAAGAAATCTACCAGATTCTAGTAATAGTGTCTCCAGCGCTGATTGTAGCTCTATGCTCAGACCCTCAATTTGGCTTGCTATAGCACTTTTCCACATACCCTGCTTAATCATATCAGGAGTAATTTGTTTACCTACAGCATCTTTTACTAATAGTTCTAAAGCATCACTTGATAACGACTCAAGACTGGCGATCCCACTCATAGTATTGCCAGACTGCATATTGGCAAACTGCTCTGCTCTTTGAGCAGCTGCAGCATCGGCAATTTTAGTATGAATACTTGCAAGGATAGCTTTAGATACCTTATTCCATTCTTCCTCAGGTATATGTTTAAAGGCAGTTCTCTTAAGTTGAGGTAATAATGAATCTTTTAGCTGGCTAGCTACTCCCTCTTGTTGCCTCTGTACATTAGCTTTTGACAGTACTTCATGAATTTCCTGATTTATTGCTTTAGTCTTAACAAAAGATTCATTAGGGGCAAATATACCTTCCGAAAACGACGGCAACTGTTTCTGTAACTCTGTAACTCGTTCTAAATCTTTTCCTAATAACCCTATAATATCCTTACCAGTACTAGGAGAAACTTTTACTAGATCAATCTCAAAACTAAGATTTCCTAAAGTATCTTTAAATTCTTTTACTGCTTCTACGGCTCTATCTAATGTGCCTTCAAAGGCCATTATTGATTGTTCATTATAGAATGTATCCTCAAAAGTTTTTTTCAACCCTTTTGACTGATCTACTAAAGTATCAAACTTAGTAGATGTTAGCAATCCTTTTGCAAACTCAGACTGAGCGTCTCCTAAGCCTTGAAATGCTAGAGCTAAGTCTTTAATGTTCGATTCTAAATTTCTAGAGCTTGCAGAGACCTTTTTTGTCTCTTCTTGAAATCTGGCCAGATCCTTAGTTAGTCTACCTTTAGAATCAAAAAGTGTTATACTATCTATATCTATACTCAATGCTGACGCAATTGCTTTTAAGTGCCCAGAAGTTTTTACCGTATCAATAAACTTTTTAGTTTGCTCATCCATTGACTCTGACATACTATCTGACCAGAATACCATCTCTGAGAAGACTTCGCCTACTTTATCACCGGCTGTCATTTTATCAATTGCCTGACCCCACTTAACAGACATAGTAGTTAATGAGTTAGAAAAACTCTCTAAACTACTAGCTTCTTGACCAGCTGCTTTACCTATTCCCTCTAAACTATTAGTGAATAGATTTAACTGATTAGAGTACCCTATCCATTTTTCTTGTTGAGCGTCTAATTCTTCCCCAAAAGCATTAGCACCTGAAATAGCCTTACTAATAACGTCAGTAGTGAAACCGAATGCTTTAGATATACCTTTTACAGCTGCTTCAAGCATGGTGTATATAGCTACAGCTTGCATAGCTTTCATACCCCCTGACATTATACCACGACCAAGAGAAGCAATTTGTGAGCCGAACCTAATATTCGCTTTGCCCATAGACTTTAGGGCTTTATGATACAAGTTCATTTTTTTGCCTTCAGCCTTATATAGCTTATCCATCTCTTTGCCATACCTTTTAGCTTGGTAACTTGCTTCTTGCCACCCTGCAGAAGTTCCTTCATGTTGAAATGCTTGTTGAACTTCAAATTTACCTGCTGCTCGTAAACCCGCTTTTTTGGCATTAAAAGCCATACGGGATCTAACTTTGCCTTCCATATTTCTGGCCCAGCTTGATGATGATCCAGTTACAGCACTTTCCATCTCTGCTAACTGCTTAGCATATGCTTTCGGATCTACCGTTCTAAGCATTTGCATCCTTAGATCTTTTAGTCCTCGTCTGGTTACATCCATCTCAATGCCCATGCCTTCATCAATAAGGGTGCCGACTCTTCTGCCGGTAGTTTCCATATCCCCTATTAATCCATCGACATTACTCATTAGGGAAGAACTCATTGCCTTCTGCACATCCCTAGTACCCGCAAATGGATCATTAGCTAGGTCAAGTTTAGACATGTTGACCTTATCTGCAGAATCTACCAACATATTTGCAACATCTCCGCCAGCTACATCCGTTAGGTGGCGCATCGCTTGGGCATTATTCACGCCCCCTTCACTTAATAGATTTCTGTACGCATTAGTAATATTATCAAACTTATTTACTATGAGACCTTCTGCGTTTGTTACATTAACACCCATATCCTCTATAGTAGAGTAGAATGCAGCACCTGTTCCCATGGTATTCATTTGTTTAGCAAAGCTTTGGAATGTAGTTCCACTATTTTTAGCTGATACTGCCATAGCATGAGAATCTGCTGCAAACCTACTTGCAGCATCAGAATACTTATTAGTAAATTTTCCTACCTGGGGTATCATATTCTTTAGTAAAAATATAGCTAACCCAGAAAAAGCTGCGATTACTGCTGTAGCATTCTCAGAAAAGAATTTTACTACATCTTTAATACTAGCTATTCCAAATATTATATCAAAGTCTAGCGCGAAATTACCCGCTTTAAGAGCTGTATCTGTTAAAGCAGCTGATATTGCTGATAAAGAGTTAGCTTTACCTTCCATCTGCTTGCCTAATAAGCCAAACTTATTTTCAGCTTGAGTTATAACTTCGTTTAATACAGCTTGTTGCTTCTCATAAGTAGTTAGTTCTTTAACATTTTTACCTATACTACCGTCTAAATTTCTTATTGTTTTAGCATATTTTTTAGAGGCAGTTTCAAGACGTAATATAATTCCTAATTCGTCTAATAATTCTGGCTCTGCTTTTGTTACACCTTTGGTAATTCTGTCGAAAGCATCACCCAAGTCTCGCCCTAGGGCTAGTCCTGCATTCTTGGC